CTTGGTCAAGCAGTAGAATTCTGGGAAATTAATGTATTTGATGACCTAACTATATCAGAAGGTATCACTTTCCTGACAACAGAACTGTTTATAGATGTCTTTGATTTGGTCAATATCAGTGAAAATGTAACATATGAAACTGTTAGTAGTCTTACATACTATGACATTGAAGTTTCAGACAATATTACTATCAATGAAGACTTAAGTCAGGTTACCGAAAACCGTACGTTCTATTCTACGATTAGTGGTAATACCTATTACTTCAGGGTCGTTACTAATACTGTTGAAATTATGACAACAGGGAAACTATTTGATACTTATGAACCTGTTGCTGGTCACTATATCGGTCTAATGACATCTCCCGAAGGTTTTGTTATTGATACTGACCCATTTGGGGGAAATATCAATAAACAGGTTTATGTTTTTACTTTTTCAGGAACACTGACTCATGCCGAATTGGCTGTAAAGCAATGGATGGGAAGTTGGCAAACACTCACCAGAGCAGGAGAAGTTTTTCTCCAAATAAATGTGTATGACGACGTTCAGGTAGCTGAAGGTATTACTTCAACTGTCAATTTTCTGGAAATTAATGTTTCTGATTCTATTAACGTTAGTGAAAATTTCGGAGGTGGTACGAATATTCTTGGTCTTGATGTTTTTGATGAGATAGAGGTTTCCGAGAACATTACTGTTCTATTACCAACACTTTGTATTAATGTTTCTGATTCCGTTACTGTTTCTGAAAACTTCCCAATAAGTCTTCCTACTATTACCCTAGTTGTATTTGATAATATTGCTGTTTCTGAGGATGTAGTGGCTAGGAGTTATCCTCTGTACTTAAATATCTTTGATTCATTAACTATATCAGAAGGTATCATTACTGGAACAACACCTAAAACAATTAATGTTTTTGACTCCATTAATGTTTCTGAGGACCCGGTCGTAGATATATCAGGTCTCATGATTATTGTCTCCGATGGTATAAAAGTTTCAGAAGATGTTGTCGTATATATTCCCACCCTTCATTTAGACATCAGTGATTCAGTTACGGTAACAGGAAATATTACAGTCCTTGAAAAGAATTTGATACTTGATGTTTATGATTCGGTTAATGTTTCTGAAGGTGTTTCTTCAATAGTTCCGTTTGGGTCTGTTGATATTTTTGATTCTGTAAAAGTGTCTGAAGATATAGTATTTACCTCTTTATTCCTAATTAACATATCTGATGATATCTTTGTTTCTGAAAACTTCCCGTTATATATAAATAATCTTTCAATTAGTAATTATGACCTTATAACAGTATCTGAAGACATAAATGTTTATCTCACTGAATTATTCTTAAGTGTATTTGATTCTATAGTTTTGACGGATGGTGTTTTAGCCCAACAATTCTTAGATAAGTGGTTACTTGAAGGTAAAATCCCTTCCATGTGGACAGACAAGGTACATTCGGCACATGGATGGACCAATAAATCAAATGCCGTTAATCCTTGGACTATAGAATCCCGTCCTACTCCGGGTTGGACAGAGGTACTTTCACCTCCAGAGGCATTAGACGTGGCTTGGGTAGTAAAGGGTAAAACGGAACCTACATATGGGCATGTGGTACGTTCTGCATCAAATCCATCTACAATAACAGATTCAATTAATATATCAGAATATATCAGGGTAGATACTGGTTATCCTCTTAATGTCTATGATTCTGCAACTATATCAGAAGGTATCACATCTAAGGTTCCGTTAATTTTGATTAATATATTTGACAATATTAAAGTGTCCCAAAGTACAACCTTGACAAGAGTATGATTTGACAATGGTGGTATAGAGTGTTAGGGTTTGTACTAGAAGAGTTTATAACTGTAAAGTGCGGCTCTGGGACAGGACCCAGGGCCTTTTTTAATAACTATATGGCAAAATCACTCATAACCCTTAGAAACGACACCAGACACTATCTTGATGAAAATACTCAAGCAGACTGGTTGGACACAGACCTGACCCGTATTATAAATAAACATTACCACCGTGTTGTAACTGCAGTAATGGAGACCTTTGAAAATTACTACATGACGGAGGCAACGGCAGATACAATTGCCAACCAACAGGAATATGCCCTCCCTTCAGACTTCTTCAAGTTAAGACGGGTTGAAATTAATTATGACATTGTGGGGGACCCCACTAGTTTTATGAGAGCTCTTCCATCAGATTTAGACCAAGTTCGTAATAGTCTCTCTAAGGTTGATGTTTCAACAATTATATCCAGAAACCCAAATTACTATATTCAAGGAAGTATTATCGGATTCTTACCGATTCCCAATAAAAACGGAGATGAGGCAATTAAAATTTGGTATATCAGATATCTAACAGATTTGGTTTCAGATTCAGAGACCTTAGATATTCCTTATCCGGATAGATATTTTTCCATAATCACCAAAGCAGCAGCCGCTGAGGCCCTTAGAAAGGGTCAACAGGAACCTATAGAAGCCAAAAGACTTGAAGATGAAGCACAGAAAGACATTGACAATATGAAGAGAGAACTTGAAGATAGAATAGCCGAAGAGTCAAAAACAATTATAGATACGTCTGGTGAGAATTTGAATTTTGGCGATCCATACTTATAATGCAAGACTTACTAAGATATTCAGAAAGGGAGTTCCACAAAGGATATTGTGATTCCATGAAACCAGAGAATCTACCCACTGGATATGCCGCTGACGCCTTAAATTGCATTGTAGAGGACGACACAATCAAAAAGAGACACGGATACACAATTGTCGGAAATGATGTGGGAAGTATGGCTGGTCTAGGACTTGGTGTATTGGAAACTGCTGCTGGCCTGAAGAGAGTTGTGGCCGCTTGGAATGATGCTGGTGGGACTAACTCAAGATATATGGCATGGAGTGGTTCCGGAGACTTTGTAGATATTACAGGAACAACCACACAAACCAAAGACACCCTTGTCAACTTTGAACAGGCTTCAAACAAACTTTATTCGTTTAATGGAGTGGATACATGCCTAGCTTATAATGGCACTAATGCCTCACCCATAGCAGATATTCCGGTTGGTAAATATGCTAAATGGTTTAATAATTTCTTCTTTGTAGCTGGAAATTCCAGTTACCCTAGCCGTCTATATTTCTCAGGTGTGGGAACACCAGAAACTTGGGATGTAGGAGACTATCTTGACGTTAATCCAGACGACGGAGATTCTATTACAGGACTTAATGCTCTTGGAAGTGAACTTCTTATAACTAAGAAAAATAAGGTCTATGCCTTTACTGGAATGAGTATTGCTAGTTTTGCTGTTAAAGATATGAATGAAAGAATTAATGGTTTTGGAAATATATCTCACCGGTCACTTCAGAATATTGGAAATGATACTCTTTTCCTGTCTTTTGTAGGAACAATACCTCATATTAGAAGTATAAAAAGGACACAATACGCAGTAAACGTGGCTGGTGGAATTATTTCAGATAATATTACTGGAACACTGGATGCAGTAAATAAATCTAAATTAGATATTTCAGCAAGTGTATTTGACGGTAGGAGATATTGCCTTGCAATGCCTAATGGAGCTTCAACCTATAATAACTTAATGATAGTGTATGATACAGTTAATAAAGGTTTTACCAGATGGACAGGTGTTAAGGCAGCATCTTTTGTGATTTCAACAATTGGTGGAAAAGCTGAAATATATTTTCAAGAAGCCGGTCCAGATGCTAAAGTTTATAAAATGGATACTTCAGACAGTGATAATGGTGCAGCGATTGATTTCCAATATAAAACTAGGGCATTCATTTGCAGAGGAGAACTTGGAGACAATAAAGCAGACACAAAGGCAAAATGGAAATATTTGTACCTTACAGCAGATAGTGGAAGCGATGTTAATTTACTAGTAGAAGGTTCCAGAAATACTTTTGAGTTTGATACTCTTATGACAGTTAATTTAATAGGCACAAGTTCCGTCTTGCCTTTTATTCTACCCATGCCTCTCGGTGTACCTTCTGCAGTTAGAGAA